AAGTTAGCAGGGAAAATAATGATATCACCCTTACCCATATTAATCATATGGTTGTCGTTAATGTGACATAGGTTACCACCTTCATAGTCATCATTAAGGTTTAGAATAATAGTGACTTCTCGGTTGTATTGTTGGTGTTGGTCTGTATGGTAGTCATACTTACCACCTGGTTTATATCTTAGAATCTGATATCCAGTATCCTCAGTGAGGTCGAAGTGTGGAAAAGTAGTACAGAACTTAGAAGATGCTTCATTTATATACTTAAAAACAATATCATCAATACTATCGGATGATAAAATATTCCAACTCTCACATACCCTCTTATCTGATTTGTGTATAGTATTAGCATGTTCCCACCTACTGGGGAATTGTTCTGCATATTTAACAATCATATCACAGATATCAGGAGGTACTGATTCCTTATAGTGTTTAATATAATTGGTTAGTGAGAAAGTTTTATCGTTATTATCAAAGAATAGATTCTCATACTCACCACCTAACATTACATAGTGATGGAATGTTTGGATATAGAACTCACCATCATATTCTTCTCTCCAATGAGTTGCATTGGGTGCATCGTATATAACAGCGTCTCCGGGGTGTAGGATGAGTTCTACGGGGTTTCCTTCCTTATCCTCTATACAGAACGCCCATTCTTTATTACCTTGTAGGTGGATACTCAGGGATACCTCACAAGAGGGTCTGTCTTTATGTTTGGATAGAAAGGATCCAACTCCATATTGTCTAACGAATGAATAAGCAGGAAGAACTTTCCTACCTAGTAGTTCATTGATATGTGATACTTTCTCTGATAGGAGTGCTACTTGTTCTGGTCTGTTATAGAAATCAAATGCATTAGTAGTGATCTCTTCTGCTTCTGTAGGGATACCATTGGTAGATACAAACTCTTTATACTTCTCACCCAAACTTATTGCTTCTTCTGGGGAGATGTAGTTGCGAATAACCTTATAGGTATCACCAAACTTATCAACAAAATAACTCATTAGTCCTCATAATCAAAGTAGTCTTTCCTAAAATACCTATTCATTACTTGGGAATTATAATACATTGGAGACCCATCGTCAAGTTTCTCTGTCAAGACTTTGTATTGGAAGAGTGCTTCTGTCTCTGCAAAGTTTGTCTTCCCCAGAGTCTTATGCAATGACATAATCTCCCTGTTGAAGTTCTCTTTTCCCAAGAGTTGAATATCTGCTTTAAGTTCATCACTGGATCCATAATACTTCTTCCAATCTGATGGTTTCTTTACTCTTCGTTTCTTACCAGGAGGCTTTCTGTGGAACCAGAATACCTTTCTTCCCAAATACTTTCGTCCTGTGGTCTTATTGGTAATACGATAAACAAAACCGAAATAGTCCAGAACATCATCATCAGTAAAGGGATTGTCCAGATAGATCCATGGGTTCTCATAATCTACTTCTTTCACATAACATCATCATTCTACCTTATCTATGCAGCAACTTCTTCCCAACCTGATGGAGTAGTGTTATGTGCTGCTAACTGCATTGCATAATACACAACCACTTCTTCATAGGTTTGTAGAACAATACTCTTTATTGGTGAATGCCAAACTCTGTATGCCATATTAGATGATAACCTCTCTCAATAGGATATTTAGATGCTAAGCAGCCCCTGTTTCCCTTCACAAAGGTATTATAGCACAAAAAAAGGGAGGTGGCAACCACCTCCCTAACCTATTTCCAGAGACTTTGATTTCTAACACACGACTCTGGGTGTGACCACTCGTCTTTAGAACTTTGTAGTGCCATTCGTAGTCTCTCGACTTCCAAACGCAACATGAAGTTTTCCGTTTCGAGTTTCTTGTATGAAGCAATCATATGTAGTATTATGGGTAGGCGTTGTTTAGTCCCCAATATATCATTAATGAGATAGAAGTTAGTATAAACAACGCTGAACTGTAATTCCTCATTATATATACTCCCCCCAGATACCCCACAGATCCCTAAAATAGAAATCAACTTCAGTTAGAGTGCCTGTTGGAGGGTTCTCATCCCCAGTGTCTGCCCACTTTCTACAGAATCTATAGTGAGATTCTGATCCACTTATAGCCTTTACGCCATACATTCTGGCGAAAGAACTCATAGCAAAATCGTAACGCATCTTAATGTGCGGTACCATTTCCATCGTACTTATCTGAGTCATAATATACATTTTCCCCCTTATAGAATCCAAATATGACAGTAGTGATTACAAATGGTACTGCAATCCATATTAGTATGTTACCGAACATAATCAGACTCCCCACCTGGTTTGGGTTGTGGAAATATATTAGCAAGTCCCGTAGGTTCCGCCAACTTTACTTCCAATACTCTAATCAATCTAGTTGCTTGTTTCTTATTAGTACCACACGGGGCATTGTTTAAGCAAATAAGCATCAACTCTTCATCCGAAATAGGCGGTTTCACCATCCATTCCAGAAATGGTTCACTCGACATGATATCCTCCTTGTGATATACGTCATTCTATCATGTGACGTGTCTATCTAGGAGAAATAGCTGTTTGCAACAGGGGTTTTATGTGCGTCCACACACCCCTAACGTATCATATGTTGGGGTATTTCCAATCTACATTATAATCTTCACTGGTATAAGTCCAAGCAACTGTTGATCTAACTAAAGATGCCATTGTATTTGGGGCATTGCCTTTGTGTTGCAACCAACCATTAAACAGAACACAGTTACCAGGGATATATGGTACATATTTGTAGTTACCTTCCATATCCTGATAACAAAACTCACCACCCCACTGGGTATTCCAATCCCATTGAGCAAATAATATCAAAGTCCAAGACCATATCTGATATGTTATACCATCCCCCTCCTCTGAGTACCCGTCGTGGTGAAAGGTACTATCCTGATACTTGAATTGTATATTAGTATTACATCTTGCCAGTTTGATAGGAAAGGGAGGTTTGATAGCCTTTTTGATGGCTACAGAAATCTTAGGAGCATAGGATAATAACTTTATGTTATCACCCTGATGTTCTCCAACTTTATAAATAGCCAACCACTTAGGATCCACCTCAGTAGCAGTAGACTCTTTCTTGAACATGAATGGGTTATATCCAGAGAAAAACTCACTGGTAATATCATCTATCTCTTGGGGTGAGAATAGATCCTTAATTAAGAATGAATCCTCACTCAACTTGTCAATAATCATATTATAGGGAGAAGTTAGCAAATTGATCTGATTTCATATCTTGGTTCACATTACCAACGATATATGAAGTAATCTCAGTCTCCTGAGGAGCAACCTGAACACTCTTGGAGTTCAACCAGTGTTCTGTCCAGGGGAGGGGGTTGTTCTTAGCTGCAATATCGTAGATGGGGTCTAGACCAACAGCCTTCATACGACGGTTAGCAATCCACTCAACATAGTTTCCTAGTAGTTTCTCATTCAAACCAATCATAGAACCATCTTTGAAGAGGTATTCAGCCCAGGCTTTCTCCTGATCTACTGCCAACTTAAAGGTTTCGATCAACCAAGGCTTCTGTTCCTCAGCAATCTTAATCATATCAGGGTCATCACCATTCCTCCAGTTCTTCAGGATGTTCTGACTGATAACTAAGTGTTGTGACTCATCACGGGCAATGAGTGAGATGATCTTAGCTGATGCTTCCATCTGCTTCAACTCACCAAAGGCGAAAGAACAGGCAAAGGAAACATAGAAACGAATACCCTCTAGGATATTAACGTTAGCCATAGCACGGTAAAGCTTACGCTTAAGGTCATAACGGTTGATAAGAGCCGTAGGTACGTCTTCATTTGCGTGTTGCCATGTGTTACTGTTGTCGTATTCGTGGGCGGCATTAATGAATTCGTCATAAGCCGCTGTAACTGTCTTTGCTCGCTCGAGAATCTTTTCATCTGTCAGAATGGTATCAAATACTTCAGAAGGATCTGGGTATAGGTTCTTGATGATATGAGTATAGGACCGACTATGAATCATCTCCATAAACTCCCAAGCCTTTAGACAACCCTCTAGTTCTGGGAGAGAACAATAGGGAGCAAAAGCCATACCAGGACCACGACCTTGTACGGAATCTAGAAGAATCTGATACTTTAGATTAGAAGTAAAGATGTGTTTCTGTTCTGGACGCAACTTCTGATAGTCAGACCTATCTTTCTGAAGTGAGATCTCCTCTGGTTTCCAGAAGTATCCTAGTTGTTGTTGAGTTAGCTTCTCAAAGATAGGATACTTGAAGGTATCATAACGTTGTATTCCCAAAGGTTTACCAAAAAACATTGGTTGTGTCTTAGCGTCAACTTCATTCTGATTAAACACGGTCATTCCTTCAATATTTCCTGTATTCGTTAGAAACTTCATAGTTGGTGAGAGTTAGTTTATGGTTTGGGTAGTGATTCTATTATATCACCTTATGGATCAGATTTTACAACTGTCACAATCGTCATCTTCGAGATGTTCGATCTGTGATAGTAGTGATTCTAGTTCTTCTTTGGTGTCAGTTTCTCCAGTGTCGGTGGACATATCATATGTATTTTGATAGTAGGAAGTCTTCCAACCATACTTATATGTAGTGAGCCAATCTTTGACCATCTCACTCATTGGAACCTCATTATTTGGATAGTCCTTAGGGTTATAAGACCAGTTCCCAGAGATAGCCTGATCAAAGAACTTCTGCATCACAGCCACAATCTTGATGTATCCCTCGTTACTACCCATTTCCCATAGGAGAGTGTAGAACTGTTTGAGATATGGGTAGGAAGGAACGATCTGTTTTAGGGTTCCTTTCTTGGATTTCTTCACTGATAGGAACCCTCTGGGTGGTTCGATACCATTAGTGGCGTTACAGACGACTGAGGAGGACTCAGAGGGCATCTGTGCGGATAGAGTGGAGTTACGGACCCCATACTTGAGACAGTCAGCACGAAGGGCTTCCCAGTCTAGGGTGAGAACGTTAGGAACAATCTCATCCACATCACTCTTGTATGTGTCAATGGGTAGGATACCCTGAGCATACTTAGTACGATCAGACCAACCACAAGCTCCTCTCTCTTTGGCAAGATTAGTTGTTGCTTTGATTAGGTAGTACTGGAAGTGTTCAGTTAGATCATGAACCAACTGGAATGCTTCCTGATCGTTATACCCAACTCTATGTTTCGCTAGGTAGTGTGCCAACCCAATATAACCAATACCTAGGGACCTACGATTCTTAGTAGCAATTTCAGCTGCCTTGATGGGGTAGTTTTGGAAGTCAATGAGTTCATCCAGACCACGAATTGCCAAGTCACATAGCTCCTCCATCTCTTCTAGGTTACGTAGCTTACCTACGTTCAATGCAGAGAGGATACAGAGAGCAATCTCACCTTCTGTATCATCGATATGGTTTAGAGGTCTTGTAGGTAGTGTAATCTCCTGACAGAGGTTAGACATCTCCACCTTATCTAAGAAAGAAGAATGGG